GGAGTCCTTGCTCGACTCGCTCACATGGCCGGTATTCGGAGAGAGGCCGTGGGTGTTATTGACTCCAAAAGTCGCTGGCATGATACCAGCGGGGTGATGTCAACTTCACAAGCGGGTGACGCCGATCAGCGCTTCGATCGAGGTGACCCAGCGTCCATCGTCGGAGACGGCGGTGGTGTGATTGGTGATGTGAAAGCCGCGCACATCAATCGCGGTGATGCCGAGGCTTTGCGCCGATGGCAATGGTTCGGTGAAGGCGTCGCGCACATCGTCGACGATGTCCATGTGGGCGCTGCGGGTGCTGCCATCTGCCGGGGAGGAGATGGAGACTTTGACTGTGGCCTTGTAAAGATTGCCGACCACACCTTCGACTTGATCGGCGAGTACCAGCACCGCGTGAGATTCTGGCGTGCGGACATCCGAGCTAGTGCCGGTGAAGACCTCGATGCCACTGCCGAGGTTGCCGACGAGCTCGGCGAGGTAGTCTTCGATGTGTTGATTCATGGGAAAAAATTAGCGGCGGGATACGCGGTACTCGATGACGCCTGCACCTGGCTTGAGCATGATCTCTTCGACCTTGTAGCGCTGGCCACCGATCGTCATCGCGCTGTTTTGCGCGGGCGCTGGATCCGGTAAGTCAGCGACGAGCATGCGGACGGTGAGTGATCCATCTTGGGAGAATCCTCCTTCTTCGAGGTCGATCTGCACGCCGCCCATCGAGATCGCGGCTTGGTACTCTGTGCCGTTGATCGTGACCGGCACACCAATGTCATCGAGGATCGACGCGAACGCCTCTGCGGCGGCTTGCTGAATGAGATTCACGCTTCACGCGCGGCGTCAAAAAAAAGCCCCACCCGGATATTTCCAGATGGGGCTCTCGAACCTGACTACTACCAATGAAACAAAGGGATCACTTTTTGCCCTTCTTCGGCTGTGGCGCCTCGTCGGCTTCCACGGCTTCAGGGGCGGGAGCGGCAGCGGCTTGCGGTTGAGTGCTGGGGCGGAAGATGCGGGAGATGTAAGGCATGCCACCGCGATAGAGTTCGCGGCGAGGTGCCTTTTCTCCAACTTGCGCCACCATGTCTTTCGCTTTGCCAAAGTCATAGCCGCAGTAGACGACCGAAGCGTCAGCATCGGTGCCGCGTGCGCTGTACTCCACAACAAGATTGAGAACTGCCATTTTCGTAAAAGGTTAGATTGAGAAAAAAGCCCCCGGACCGATGTTGTCAGTCCGAGGGCCGGGGTGAGGATTAAGCGGAGATCACGCGGTGGCCGGCATAGTCGGTGATCGCACCGGCGCTGCCACCTTGCTTGCCGACTGCGGAGCCGTAGAGCATGGTCACGGTGAGGGTGAGATCGAGCGTGCCTTGCTTCTGGCCGAGGATGCCGAGGAGCGAGAGACCGCTGTTTGGGTCGGTGACGACTTCGGTCGTGACGACTTGCGGGATGCCGTATTGAGCGGCAAGCTCGCTGGAATCGTCAGGAAGGCCGGTCCAGATGACAATCGACTCAGGAGCGAAGAACGCACCAGTGAGGTTGCCAGCGGTCGGAAGGTCGGGATACTCGACGATCTTCTCAAAGCCACCAAGGTTTTCAAGAACCACATAGGGGTCTTGACCAAGGCGTTGGCCGTAGAAGTCGCCCGAAGCGATGCGGGTGTCGGCCATGAGGGCTTCGGCGAAGTCGCTGTTGACGATACCGAAGCGGCGAGCAGGAGCCTTCTTCGAGTTGAGAGCCTTGCGAACCGTGCCGAGAGTGTCGCGGTCGGTGTTGGCGATAGTCTCAGTCGTCGACTGGCTAACATTCGCGGCGGTGAACTTGGCAAGGGCCGAGTCGACAACCGACTTGGCGAGCACATAGGCGGCGTCACCGATGGCACCGGCGAGCGCGTCTTTCTTGTCGGCGATCGCGTTGAGGTGCGTGAGGCTGATGGTGACATGCTTGTGACCGTCGGCGACGATCGGCACATCGGTGAGCAAACTACGAGCTTCGGTAGCACCGTTGAAGTAGCCGCCTTCAGCTGCGTCGTAGTCAGCAACCGATGGAAGGGTGCGGATGTGAGCATAGCCGGATTGGCCCTTCTTCATGCGGGTGCTGGTGAAGTCGGTGGACATCATGCCCAAAGCGGGCACGCGGGTTTTGAACGAGTCGAGCGTTGAGCTCAGGATCTCGGAGACGGTGAGTGTTGGCATGGTGATTGGGTGTGTTTGGGGTTAAAAAATGCGGGGATTTCAGTTTGAGCCTTGGGCCCGGAGCTTTTCGGCGAGCTTGCCGAGGCGGTACTTTTCGGTCGGGCTCGTGGTCGCTTTGATTTCGGTGAGCACGCTTTCGAGCGATTGAGCTTCCGCGTTGTCCGGCGACACATTCACGGGTGCGCTGGAACTGCGGCTGGCGATGGCGGCGGCCTTGGCGGCGACTGCCTCGTCGATGGAAAGTTGGTTGGCCTTCAGCTCGGCGAGTTCGCTTTGCAGCGATGCGAGTGTGGCTTTGAGATCGCCGATGATGGCGGTGGCGGATTCGGCGGCGGGCGCGGCTTCCTCTTGAGGTGCTGCTTCTTGCTCACCTTCAGGCGCGCTCTCAGGAGCGGCTTCGTTGCTGTTTTCGGAAGCGACGGGAACGGTCGTGGGTACGACTTCTTCGGATGGGGTGGTGGTGAAGTCGGGCTTCATGCCATCTCCCGCAGTGTCAACTGCGCGAAGCGGAGAGGATCCGGCTTTGCCTGCTTGCGAAGCATTGCGGACCACGGTGGCGAGGCCCAGCGACTCGGCCTGCGGGCCATAAAATGTCTGCCCTTGCATCGCCTCAGCAGGGATCTTGCGACCTTGGCGCGTGACGGCGGATTTGAACTCGCCGAACACCTGATCGATGCGCTCTTGGATCAGCTCTCGTTGTGATTCGGTGAGCGAGGTGCCAGGGAAACCTGCTGCTTTGAACTTCCCGGTGGTGAAAAGCTCGACCTTCACCCCGAGCATCTCGGCGCGTTTGCTCTGATCGATGTGCGGGACCATCACGCCGATGGATCCGACCGATGCCGAGCGCGTCATCGAGACGCTGGTCGCTTGCGATCCGAGCCAATAGGCGGCGGATGCCATGGTGCCGGAGGTGTGCGCGTGTACCGGCTTGATCTTGCTAGCTTCAAAAATCGCATCGGCGGCCTCGGGTGTGCCGCGAACGGTTCCGCCAGGTGAGTCGATGTTGAGGACGATCGACTTGACCGCTGGATCGGCGGCGGCTCTTTCAAAGGTGGAGCGAACTTCATCGAGGCTCGTCGCACCGAGCATCACGCGATCGAACTCGTCGGTGGTCGGAAGAAGTGGTCCGGTGATCGAGATCGTGGCGACGCCATCGGCGACGCTCATGATCGACTTGGGCGCTTCACTTTGTGAAAGGGTGAAGAGTTTGCCGGCGGCCATGTCCATGGCCAAACCGATGATTCCGTCCATTGCCTCCGGGGCGATGGCCCACGGCTCTTGTGTCAAAATGAAATCGCGTGCGTTCACGCACCGCGTGGGGTGTCAATTCCCTATCACTTCGCAGGCCCAGTCGGCGCTTCGGCCGGCGGCTCGGTAGACACTCCCGAAGCGAAAAGCATCTGGAGCGGGATGTCGTATTTCTTGGCGAGGTCTTGCAGGTGGGCAATGTCGCGTGCTCGGCGTTCGGCTTCCTCCTCGAAGTCCATGCCCAGCTCGGCGAAGTGATCGCTGAGGGTCTTGAGACCGGCCTTCACATCTTCGCGGTTTTGCAGCGACTCCCGACCAGCATCGACGGTGACGCGGCGCGGGGTGACGACGGAAATCTTCCACCAGCCTGCAATCAGCGGAATCTCGCGGCGCGTGATGGCATCGCCGATGACGAACTTCCAGACGGGCGTGAGAAAGCGGCGGATGAGGATGTTTTGGCGGTGGGAGAATCGGCGGTCTGCTTTTGCGACCACCATGCGGACGCCGGCGCCACCGATCTTGCTCGAATCGGCTGCGAACTCGTATGGAACGACGCCCAGAGCTGAATCACGGCGGAGGTGGTCGAGGAAACCGGTAAAGGTTGGCGATGGGCGGTTAGACTCGAAGGGTTTGAGCTCTTCGCCTGGCTTGAGCGCGACCCATTTGCCACCGACGATCTTTTGGAGTGCTGTCGGGTCTGATTGGTTGTCGTCCGACTTTCCAGAGTCGATGTCGAGCCCGCCAAATCCGTCGTTGCTGTCGATCTCGCCGGTGGCGGTCGTGATCGCGAACGATTTATCGGCGTGATCCTTGAGCGCGTGCTTTTCGAGCGCGAGTAATTCCATCTCATCGCGGATGTGATTGATCGAATGCGCCAGTGATGGCACACCGCGCGCTGATGAAGCTCGCTCTGGATCGAAGATATGGAGGACGGATGCGGCAGGAAGGTCGACGACACTACCGTCGTCCTGCTTCACATGATAGGAAATCGGGCGGCCAAAGCTATCGAAGCGGATGCCGTCGACGCTGCCATCGCCATTTCCACCGCTCACACGGTGGCTTTCGATGAGTTGAATCACTGGGCGGCCATCAACACGGGTGAGGTGAACAAAAATGTCGCCATCTTCGTCGATCGCGCGGCAGATGAGCATTTCGCATTCCGAAAGGGAGAATCGTCCGGTGATTTCGCACTGATTTGACCATTCTTCCCAGTATTCGAGCGTGCCGGCAATCCACTCGCGGTCTTCGGTCTTCGGTTGGATCTTGAGGCCATCGCCGACTGAGTAAACGGCCATGTCGAAGACCATCTCGCGGGCAAAGCCGCTGTTCTTCATCAAGTAGCGTGAGCCTTTGATGATTTCGTTGCGGACAAGCGGCGTAGTTTCCTTCCGATGATCCTGCGGAGCGGCGGCGGGTAGGCGTTGGCGCACCGATGATGGGTTGGCGCTCTCGTACGGCGACCATCCGAAGGCGGATGCGCCCATTTTGGTGATTTTTTGCAGCAGGTTCATAGGGAAAATGGCCCGGTGCCGGACTGACAAGTGCGGCGGGTCTTGCCGTAGGTGAACGGATCGAGCTTGCGGAGTGCGTGTTGGCAGGCCGCGATGATCTCTTTGGTGTCCTCAAGGCGCTTGTAGGTGACCTGTGACCCCGACTCTTGGAAGCTGACCATGAGCTTCTTGAGCGTCTTTTTGTTCTCTTCGAGGATCTCGACCACCTCTTCGGTGGAAAATCCTGTGGTCATGTCGAGGGCCGCCATGCCCTCTGACAAGTTGTCAATCTTCGGCGGCTTCCTGCTCGGTTTCGCGCCCCAAAATTTTCAGCATGAAGGCAAACACGGTGGCCATCGCCTCGCAGTCGAGAAGGTGGTTCGGTCGTTTCTGGATCCGCGACCATTGCCACTTGTCGCCGTCCTTGATCCGCATCTCGGATTCCAGTTGGCTCAGGTAGGCGATCTTCTTTTCGTCGTTGTCGACCTCGGCGAGTGCCTCGACCGGCACCTCCCATGTCGGGCCTCGGCTTGGATCTTGATTGCGGCGGATCCGCGAGAGTGCGTCTTTGATGTTGAGGTTCGACCAGTAGAACATTTGGGCGGTCTTGCCAGCGGCGCAGTTGATCGAGCGCTTGGGCGAGTAGAAACGATCGAGCGACTTAACCCGGACGCCGACGCCGAGGCGCTGCTTGAGCCGGTGAGTCCATGTGGCCTTGCGGTCACCCATCAGCGCCACCCATCCATGCTCGGCGCAGCGCTGGTAGACCTCGTAGGAGTTGAAACCGGCATCGACGCCGACGAGAGATGACGAAACGCGGTACTTTTCCTGCTGTTCGAGCAACTCTTCCCAGGTGTGGGCTGTTCCCCAGTCGATCCGGCGGCTTGATCCATCGGGGCTCCATTGCGTGATGAGGTACCAAAAGTGGTCCATTTGAACATCGACGGTCATCACGCGCAGCCGGACCGGCGGGTCGTCGTCCTCATCTGGCACCCGGATCTTGCCGGCGATGATCGCGCCTTCCTTTTCCCAGGCTAAATCGCCGCGCTGATAGGTGCTGTCGGTGATCTTGATCGAGAAATCCTCGGTGTATTCGGTGAACGGTAGAGCGAGGCGCTTTTGCCAGAAGATTTTCAACTGCTCCAAGTCGCCGGTGCGTGCCGAGGACTTAGCCCGAAGGTAAATCTCGGCGAGGTTGCCCCATGATCCAGCGCAGAGGCCATTCCAATGGAAGCCGACATTCGATTTCGCCGCTCCGGGGTTCTGGGCGACATAACGCGCTCCGTTCATAGGGTTGTTGAGCTCACGCCGCGATCGGTCGGTGTCGGGAAAGCGCGCGCCACACTCGCAGAACATTTCGGTGGTCTCCCTGACCCGCTCGTAGTCCCACGCGCCATCTTCGAGGCGGCAATCTTTCGACCATTCGATGTTTTCCCACTTCCACGGCTGCGTCGTCTTGCAGCTCGGGCATCGCCAGCACCATTCGCGCTGGTCGGTCGATCGGAACTTGCGATCGGTGTCGTCGTCGACCTCACCGGCCTGTGACACGAAGAACCTTTTCCCCAACCATCCGAAGGCGGTGACCCGCGCCTCGGCCTCGGCCATGTGCCCGGATGGCCAGCGCCAGGTCTCATCGCCGATCAACCAGCGGATCGATCTCCTTTGAAGGTTGGTCTTGGAGTGAGCACCGAGCACCCAGCCGGTCATGCCGTTGAGAAATGCGACCGAGTTGCGCTTGAGCTTGTGCCTTTCGGTCCCTTGCTGGCGCGGCAAAATCTCCCGAATCGGCGCGCATTGCTTCCAGAGCACTTGCAGACGGTTTTCCATCTGATCTTTGGCGTCTGAGTCTGTCTGGTCGAGCCAGAGCATCGGTCCGGGCGCATTCGCCGCGATCCAGCAGGATCCAAGCTCGGCGGTCATGGTTTTGCCTGCCTGAATCGCAGCAATAATCGACACCAGCGATACCGACGGATCTGCCAGTGCCTCCAATGGTTCGCGGATCCATGGAGAGTTGCCCGATTGGAACCCACCGGGTACCGGCGAGTACGGGATCGACTCGACATGCTGCTCGCACCACTGCCACGGCGGCCGGCGATCGGTGATCACATGCCCAGAGCGCAGGATCTCATCGAGTAGGTCAGTCGTCGGATTTCTTTCGTCCTCTGGTTTCAAGTTTTGGGATCTTCTTTTGATCGCCAGAGTTCATGATCGCGATGTACTCATCGACCACCCTGGCCATTTCTTTGCGGATGTCGACCGCATCTCTGCCGACCAGTAGCGGCGGCAATTCGTTTTCGAGCTTGTTCCTCAAAAGCGAGTTTGCCTGCCCGATGTGATAGAACCACCGCTCACGCACCGCATCGATCGGGACAAATTGCCCCTTGCGAACCAGCACCTTGAGCTCTCGATCCTCGACCTCGGCCAGTAGCTTCCGAGCCCGCAGCGCCTCGCTATCCATCAACTGCTCTTCGCGGGATCCAAGTGTCTGCGATCCGAGCCCACGCGATGAAATGAAGTTGCGCCACTCCGTCACCGAGTGACCACCATTAGGGCGCGGCCTCGGAGCCCCGTCGAGCTTCCGCCAAACATTCAATGTCTTGCGAGTAGTGCCCAAAACCTCAGCGAGATCGACCACCGTGGGCACAATATCTGGGGTTTGGCGCTTTTCCTTGGTTGGCGTTGACATGGGTCAAATGAGGTCTGGTGGTACCCTAAAAAGAGTTTTCTCAC